GTACCAACCGCCATTTTTAGAGGCGTTATTACAGTCGTAATAACAATACTTAAACAGCACACTGCCCGCGCCGGTCACGAAGGCGTGGTTGAAGCCCACGAACACAAGAACGCAAAGCATTAGAACACTCCGAGGAACCTCTGAGGTCGGGCTATCGAACTAAAACGTTTGTTAACCGAGCCGCCAGAGGAATACTTGTTTTTCCCTGCATTGCTTAACGCAATGGCAACCGCTTGTTTTTGCGGTTTTCCAGCAGCCATTTCAGTCTTGATGTTCTGGCTGATTACATCTTTTGATTTACCTGTTTTTAAAGGCATTACGTTCTCCGTTGCATAGCCATCTGCTGGATCTCTGCGTTAACGGCAATCCGCTCGCGGTTAACCTCGTTACGATCACCCGCAATATCCTCTTGTAGATCTAAACGAGCGTTGTCTAAACGCTCGCGTTGTTCGACCTTGTTCATTTCAACTTCCAACTTGGCAGCGTCGTTTACCGCGTCTTGGCCTTGCTTTTGGCGACGGAGCTCCAACTCTTCCATGCGGATAGCAACCAATGGATCAGGTTCATTCGGGTTCTCAGGCATTAATTTAGCTAGTACCTCAGCCATAATTTTCTGCTGGTAAAGAACAACTAAGTTCTCGACTTCCTGCTGGTTCCCAAGGTCCTGTTGAAGCTGTTTCTCGTATTCTAAAACAGACTCTTGGCTGACAGTTCCAATGCTCGCCATCATTTTTGCCCCACTTAAAGCCTGTTTGACCTCGTCCATCGCCTGCTTTTTGGCAAGCATACTTACATGTTCTTGAATGTGAGACATGAAAGAGCCCATGATTTGAGGCGACGTAGCGACAATAGGCGTTTTCATAAACATAATGTGGATCTCGATATGGACTTCGTGGTTCTGCTCCGGGAACGCCTGAAGGATTTCTCCCATCAGAGCCTTTGCATTCTCCATCGCCGGATCCATAGGAGCAGGCGCCGCTGGAGGCGGCAGAATTTCGTCGATGTTTTGAACTTCTAGAGCTTGATACATCCTGCGATACGCAGCGTGTAAATTGTGCATTTGTGGGTTAGACTGGGCCAACTGCAATTGAGTCTGAGCCAAAGTTACACGTTGGGCCATAGAGAAGATGTTGGGGTCACTGACGGGAAGCACATCGATCTTGTCGTCAAAGTCAGCTTGTTTTATTGCAGCGTTGCCACCAGCAACTTCGTATGGATATTCCGGAGGCATGTTCTCTTTAAAGATTCGAGCCAACATTCTGAACTCGGTCTTTTGTGCGTAGTGCAAACGCTTGTGAATCGCGGACATAACCTTCATGCCACGTTCCAGCATCGCCACTGTCGTACCAACAGGGGTCTCTCCGCTCATGTTGTTTATTTGCTGGTCAGCAATCGAAATGAACCGGCGACCGTCTTCGATCAATCCACCCAGAAGTTGCGCCAAAGTTGCCGAAGGCTCTTTGTACGGGAGAGGAATCAACGAGTCTCGGATATTGCCACCAGGCGCGTCAATGTCACGCCATTCTCCGGGCTGTAAGGGCTCATCGTCATTTCGAACCCTTACACCCCGAGCCTTGAAACCAGCAGGGAGGTTTGCCAGTGTTCCGGCGTCGATCAATTGGCGAAGAATACTTGTAGCTGCGCGACCCAAACCACCAATCATGTGGATCAAACCAAAGCCATAAAACCCTAAGCCAGGGAGGAACTTGTAATGCACAAAGTATGGCCGCTTCTTGCGGAACGGGTCTTGCTCGGAATAGTTCCTTCGGATGCTCAAGATTTGGTCGCTGTTTTTATCAATCGTGACAATGTAGGGGAGCTTGATGCCAGTAGGCTCACCCATTTGGTCAACGTCTTCAAACTCTTCGATGTCGAGATCACAGTGCATCTCTAGAATAGTTCGGATCTCATCAGTGTAACCTCGGGAAATCCCCTGTAGTTGGTTTACTTTTTCAGTAACTTCGTTTTCTTCAGGATCCCCTGACCCCGAAAGATCAATGTCCATATATGCGCCTGAGACTTGCATCTTACGCACATCGTTGTCTGTCATCTTCAAAACGTGGGTTACACGAGGAGCAGACGCCAAATCTGTAGCCGAGTAAGACACAACCAGATCTTGCGCCGGGAGAAATTCTGCTACTGCGCGGCCCCTTAAAGAATCAAAGTACACTTTTTTGAACGTAGAACCCGAAAGAGGTAAATAAAACAGCATCTGATCCATGCCTGGATCGTACTCTTCCATCTCTTCCATAATCTGGTAGTTCATATAGTCTTTGACACGTTGAGCTTGATCTTCGCGTTTTGCGTCTTGTAAACCAATCACTTGGGTCCTGACAGGGCCTCCTGCAGGGAGCAGCTCTTTGTATGCTTGTGCTTGGAACTGAGTAACACTTTCGCTGATTAGCGGATGAGTGACGCCACTAGCGCCTTGAAACGGCTCAGTCCGTTCTGTGCTTCCGATGCCAAGAAGATCCAAGCCTTTAGTATAAGTCTCTTCCCACTCGCTGCGAGATTCGTAATCTTCCTCATAAAGACCAACAAGCTCGCTGCTAATTTCCCCAAGAATTGCCTCATCTAAATACTCCGCAAGATTGGCGTCATGCTCAATTGGAGGCTGCTCTTCAGCAGATTCCTCGTCCATTCCGAGCATCGCTTGCACAATCGCACCGCCCTGCCCATCATCAATTACTTCCGCTCCGCCGCTAAAATCAATTTGGCTAGGCACATCTACTTCAACGTCCGGAAGACCTTCCGTGTCGTCTAAGTTCAAACCAGGAACAACCATGTTGGGTGGCAATGCCATCAGTAATACTCCCGTTTACGAGGTGCGTATAAGCTTTCCTCTTCTTCTTCGCCCTGCAAAGAAATAAAACCCCCTTGCCGGAAACGCATCAGCGCTAACGTCATGCTATCACAATAGTCATCGTGATCGCCATTAGGAAATGAAACTACTTCTTCCACTACTTCGTCCGCAAACTTTTCTTGCATAGGAGCCCACACAATTCCAGCCTCAAACAGAGGCGCAACCATGTGCATCCTCGTCACCTTATCACTTCCCTTGCCCGGTGAAAAGCCCAGCGCAGGGATGCCGCGAAGACGAAGCTCGTCAATCAGTGGTGTACCCGTGGCTTTGGCTTCAACCAATACCATGTCAGGTTCCCAATATTCGTGCTCTGAATAAGCAATTTCTTTCAGCTCAGGGAAGTTCCACCGGCCCCTGCGGGCGTCCATAAGTATGATGTTATCAGGGCCACCATCTTCGGGAGTAAATATCCCCCAAGTGGTTATCGCTGAATAGTCAGCAGTCTGTTTCTTTGAGAACGCTGTGTCATAAGCTTGCAAAATGTATTTTACTGTAGGGATCTTTTCAGGCTCCCAGTCCCTCCACCACTCTCGCTTTACTATAGCACTTTCAGATGACGTAGGGTTTTGCTGCCACTGAGCGTTCCATTTGCCAACAGGCAACGAGGCCTTGATGGACAGCAAAGCGTTCTTTTCCCAGAACTCGGGCCACAAAGCATTGTCGCTAGGTAAAATAGCTGGGAACTCGACAACCTCCCACTTGTCCGACATGATGTCGCCGCCCTGTTGAGACAACAGACGACCAGTCAAATCCTTTTTTCCCCATCGAGTCATAACAATTATGATGGCGCCGCCAGGTTGAAGACGCTGTCTCGGACCAGAAGTGTACCACTCGTAGGCGTTGTCAAAAGCAGACGTGCTCAACGCGTCTTGCTCCGAGTGAGGGTCATCAATAACCAAAAGATCCGCACCACGACCCGTGATCGCAGCACCAACACCCGCCGCAAAATACTCAGCACCCTTATCCGTGCCCCAAGTGCCTGCGCCCTTGTTATCTTCCTTTAGATTAGTGTCCGGAAAAATCTCTTTGTACACCGGATCGTCAATTAAATCCCGGACCTTCCGGCCAAACCGAACTGCCAGCTCCGTATTGTGCGTAGCCTGGATGATCTTGAGCTTTGGGTTTCTTCCTAGAAACCAAGCTGGCATTAAGTAACTCGCAAACTCGGACTTGGAATGTCGAGGGGGCATGTTAATAATTAAACGCTTGAGCTCGCCTCTCGCGACAGCCTCAAGTTTCTCCGCAATAATCCTGTGGTGGCGACCCTCGATGAAGTTATCGTACACATGGTGGACAAATGGCATGAAGTTATCGTGCGCTTTTTCGCGCAAGTCCATTCTTTTCTTAGCCTCAGTGAGCGATAGAATCTCTTTTAAGGCTTCTTCAGGTAAGGCCTGTAAATTCATGCGAAACCATTTTGCTGGGGCCTAGGCTTTTGGTACTGGTTACCGTACATGAACGGGTACATCTCTTGGTTCCTGAGAGCCGCTTCTGTGCCCATAACGCCTGTTTGCTGGCCGAAGTTGGGGGGCAGCTGTGTTGGCCGTGTGAGAGCCTGTGACACGGGCCTAGGCGTGATCTGAGGCTGATCTAACGCCGAAGGTAGTTGGACCGTGGGTACTTGAGCAAATCCAGAGGTCGTTTGCCCTGGAGGTTGTACATCTGGGTTTACACCCACAGCTTCCGCAGACACAGGGGAAGGCCTGTCGTTGTCGTCATCCGGGAAATTAGGCGCCTCAGCCGGTTGGATTAAATCCGAACCTAAGCCGTCGTAGTCCGCCATTCGGTCCCCCGCGTAACGTAACGGCTGTCCCTCGGCATCCAGACCCAGAGACCCGACCAGCTCATCGTTCTCATTGTACACAGGAACATACTGAGCAGCGTCCTCTCCCTTGAAAAGACCAGTGCCAAACAATCCTTTGTTCTCGTAGTCCCCCTGCTCCATCAACTGAGTCGCTACTTTTCGATCTTGCGATGCGCCTAAAGTATTAGCCACCCCATACAACAAACCCGCACCGGGGATAACTGCCCCAAGAAGCCCTCCGATCACCATGTTCTTGCCGCTGAATGCATCG